GATAACCTGAAACATACTCTCTCCTCAACCCTCAAGAAATAAACATGGCGTCACCGATGCTCACGCGAAGCGTGATTTTCGGATTTTCTGCATAGTAATTCATCGCTCTCTCCATACCACGCAGACGCAAGGCGCAGCAGTCAAGACCGCCGCGCCGCGTTCTGCAATCTTTCTCGTATTTTCAGACGGTGGGCGTCTGGGGCTGCTTCCCTATTTCAGAGCAGAACGCCAGATAGTCGTCCACCGCCTTATGAAACTCTTCCTCCAAGCCCTCTGCATTTGCGGACTCGAAGTTCACTAAGTCGTTGATGCCGAGGAGCCTTCCGAAGAAGGCCCCGTCCTCGGCGGAGTATTCGGGCCTTGCCGAATACCCCTTGTACGTCATCGCCGCCTGCTCCATAGTTCAGAACAGGTCGCTGTGGGTTCCAGTTCTGGACAGCAGCAGCAAAAGCTCCTGCTCCCTGTACTGGTACACCAGTAGCCAATCGGGCGTGATATGGCACTCACGGAAACCGCCGTAATCGCCGGTCAGGAGGTGGTCTTTGTACTTCTCGTCGAGCTTCATGCCGTTGGCAAGCAATTCGATCACCTCGAAAATAAGCCTCTGGTCGTACCCACGTTTCTGCACCAGCTTCATATCCTTCTTGAAGCGGGTGGACATCCTCACATCGTACTTCATGCCTCCAAAGCCCTCTTCAGGTCTTCCATACTGTGGAAGGTCTCATACTGCTCAGGGTGGTTTACCATGTCATCAGCCTCCCGCATAGCGGCGATGGTGTCCGCATTGGGAACCTCGCGCTGAATGGCAAACGGGATGCAATTCTCGCGGATCGACTGCCGCAGGAAGATGTTGATTGCGGTGGACAGGTCAAGGCCGAAGTCTGCGAACAGAGCTTGAGCCTGTGCTTTCACATCGGCGTCAATGGAAATGCTGGTTGATACTTTCGCCATCTGAAATCACTCCTTTAATTTGTTTAGTATATTATATCACATTATACCTCGAAGTCAATATGTTATACATATTTTATGGCAAGAATAGCAAAGAGGCCGGGAAAACCCCGGCCTCTCTCCTACTCAGTCTTCGGTTTTCAAGGTGCCAACACGCCGCCGAACGTCATTGACGGCGTAGATGGCATCCACCACTCGGCAATCTCCAGCCAGACGGTCGAGGTCATCCGACACCTTCCTGATGGCGTCCCAAAGGGCATAGAAGGCATCCGTCGCCATGTCGGCTCGCGCTCTGTCAGCCGGCGCCACATCCAGCTCCAGATAGGTATTCTCGAAAGCAAACATGATGGCCTCCACCTTTGCGATGTCGAAAATTGCCTCGTTCAGATTTCTGTTCATTTTCTTTACTCCTTCGTGATGTATTGGCACTCGTACACCGGGGTAAAGACTTCATTCATAGCGGCACTGTCGGCTGCTCTCATGGGTGGGGAGTTGTTACGGGCCCTGTGCGAGCGTCGAGAGCAACGTCCGTGCCTCTTTTTGCTTTCCGCTTCTGTATTTACTTTGCAGCGTGAGCCGTCACGAATCGGCCCAGCATTTCTCTCGCGTCCTCCACCCTGCCGGCGGCGCAGACGTCGAAGATGTACGCGCAGTCCTTGGCCGACATGATATGCTCTGGCAGCGTGTCGTCGCGGATCGTGTCGAGGAACAGCTCCTCGCGCTCATGGAGCGTAAGGCCCGTCTCCCAGACTACGCGGCATATCTGCTTTGCGAGGTGATCCTCAATGACCGGCTCAGCGTACACGCCGCTCGTGGCGAAGTAGAACGTTAGCATTCCCAGCTTCAGGGCGTCGGTATATCGCTTCTCACTCTCAAGGATCTCGGCCATCTCCGTCAGCCATTCGACAGCCTGTGCGATCTGGCCGGTGCGGATGCAGTCGTTGTATTGCCGTGCGGCAGCCTCATAGCCGCCGTGCTCGCCTGTTGCCATAGTCATTCCCTCCGTTATCAAAGAGGCCGAAAGCGTTCGCAAAGCCTCTGTATTTGTGATTATACCACCAGTAAATGTGATTGTGAAGTCAGGACACCGTCAGAAATCTCCGGAAACCGTCTGTAACGTGTCCGTTTCGCTTCCGTGGGTGTGTGGGTGGGTATCTGCAAAATCGTCGTACGCGGCCTCTACGCCGTTTTTACGCAGACCGTCTATGATGGCCTCTTCCGACGGAAAGAAACGGAGAGCTGCCGACTCGTTTCCGTTGATCCGTACCGACAGCTCTCCAGTATCAGGCCACGAAAACCGTAGCTCACTTTTCATCAGGGTCGTCCATCACGCACTGCTCCCCGTTGGGAAACATCTGATTTCCGATGCGATTGTACTCCTCGAAAATCTTGTTGAACGCCTCCTGCCATACCTCGTCGTGGTCGTGCTCAATGCCGACCGCCACATGGGCGAGTTCATGCGCAAGGATCTCAACCGCGTCCGCAACCTCAAGGCTCGGCTTTACGAAGACGGCAACAGAACCATCGTCGGCAAAGTCGGTCAGGCCATACACGGGCTTGCCGTCCTCTTCGTCGCGGATCTGCGGCTCCCAGTAGATCTCGCACTCCTTGTCGGGGTACAGCTTCTTGAACGCTCCCCAGACCATAGCGAACATATCGTTCTGGAACGGCGCGATCAGCCGGTCTTTCAGAGCCATCGGAGAGAGGCGCGTCTCCTCGTACATCCGCAGGCGCTCTCTGGTCTCTGCGAAGGCCCACGCCATCGTGTAGAGCAGGGCAACCACGCCCTCAATCGTATCAATGCCGTCGAACAGCCACTCAGAGGTCGCACACGAAAGCTCCAAATCGTCTTTGAGGCGTACGTTCTCCAAGGTTTCGGGGCTGTACTTCTGCAGAATGTCCCGCGTCACGTTGTTCAGGGTCGCGTCTGAGAAGTCAGGCGCCGGCCCATAGCCGCGGACGTAAACCTCTTCGTCCTTGATGAACACCAAGTTCAGCGCCGCCTCCACATTGTCCTGCGGGTCGTCGGTCACAATGGGCACATACTTTTTCATTTCGCTTCCTCCTTCTCCTGCTCCCAGCGCAGGAACTCAACGCTTCCGATGACCCACTTCAGGGTCTTCCCGCCGTACATTTTCTGCAACTGCTCAAGCACGTTTTCGGGGACGCTGAAGCTGTCGCAGACGCAGACCGCCGGCACCTCGCCTCGGCTGTTGCGCACCAGCACCAGATCATCCTTCTTCAAGTCTCTCTCCTCGGGTACTCCGAAAAGGTAGTGCTGCGCATCGTTCAGGTGATGCACGATGACGATTTTCATTTGAAATCACCTCCTTCGTCGCGGATCAAGCCCTGCATACGGGCCGCAGACAGCAGTTCTCCGAGCACCGCCTGCATCTTCCGAGGCCGATCCTCTTCGCTTGCACGGTTTGCCTCCGCAGCCCGCCACGCCAGTTGGCTGAGCACCCCTCTCAGGTGGATCATCCGGTCGTGGTCTTCCTTGGCAGAGGCCGCCATTCGCAAAGCCTCCGCCATGTCCTCGTTGTTCCGTCTGGCCGTGTCGTAACGGGTAATGCCCGTCTCCTGATAGTTCTGGAACGCCGTGTCAGCCTTGTGCTGATACCGCTCTGCCAGCTCCATCAATTTCTTTTTGTCCATGTCTTGCTCCTTTCTACACCGCCACCATGTCCAACAGGGCAGCCATTGTCGTGATGGTGTCGCCCACTTTGGCGACGTATTCGGGGAAGTTGGCCCTTGCAACAGCCGCAGCCATCGGCGGGCAAACGGCGTTGCCACAGCGGGCGACCTGTTCGTTCTTCGGGTACGGGTTGCCCATATAATCGCGGTCGATGATGTAATCGGGTGGGAACCCCATCGCATTGTAAAGCTCTCTCGGGGAGAGCATCCGCAGGCCGATGTCTGCGATGAAGTAGAGCGTCCCGCCGATGCTCAGAAGCAGCAGGTCGTCATCGGCCAGCTTATAACCACAGTAGCGGTTCAGCAGTTCGCGGATCAGCGGCCAGCGATACAGATTCTCGTCCGGGACAGCCTTGCAAAGCAGCGTGTCGCAGAGGGCGAACACGCCAGACGACGTTTGCGTCGGCAGCGCATCCGTCGGGCGTGTTCCCACCTCGTTCCCCTTGAACTTCACCACATGGGCCGCGCACACCGCGTTGTGGTCGATGGCCGTCACCGTCGGAAGCGGTTCTTCCATCTTCTCGCCTACCACGCCGCTATAATACTTCACCAGATTTGCGCAGGTCAGGCCGTAGCGGTTCGAGGCATCCACGGTGGGGATTGGAGCGCCGAGGCCAGAGGCTCGGACGTTTTCTGTCTGCTCGGTATGGTACTGAATGAGCGAGGGCGCCACGATACCGCCCGTATGCTTGGCGGTAATGGTTTTGTATGGGCCACGCACATCGGCGACGTGGCCGCCTCCTGCGTGATTACATTCGGCCAGATATGGGGTTACAAGCATCTGGTTCCCTGCTGTCGTCACGGTATGTACCGGATCACCGGCAGGCGCTCCGACGCTGTTGCTGGTGTTCGTCGCCGTGAACGGTGCCAGCACCGGCTTGCAGAGGTTGTGCTTGCCACTCCCGACCACCGTAGGTAGCGGTTCCTCGATGTCGTGTACCCGTGGGGCCTGTCCCTTTCGTTCTCCATAGCCGGTCGGGACGATATACGGCTGGCCGCTCTTGATGGTGAATTTATCCACGCCGCGGATGATGCGCCGCATGGTGTTGTCCGCCAAAGGCCGCACCGCCTTCAAATTGTACCGCTCCTTGATTTCCTCCTTGGTGTCGAAGATGGACGGGCAAGGTAGGCTCCAGTCGATGATTTCCGCTGCGCTGCGCCACGGTTTCAGCCTGCCGCTCTTCACGGCTTCGCTATCCCGCGGAGCGTGGGTCGGTTCGGGCCACACAATGGGCTTTCCGTCGCAACGGGCAATCAGGACAAACCGTTTGCGGCTGGTCGGTGCGCCATAATCAGCCGCCACCAGCTCACGCCATTCGACCTCGTAGCCGAGTTCCCGAAGCTGGCCGATGAACTTTCTGAACGTCGTGCCTGCCAGCTTCTTTACAGGCTTGCCCTTTCTGACCGGCCCCCATGTTTGGAACTCTTCGACATTTTCGAGGAAAATCACTCGCGGCCGCACCAGAGCGGCCCATCTCAGGGTGATCCACGCAAGACCACGGATTTTCTTATCAACGAGAGCCGCGCCCTTGGCCTTGCTGAAATGCTTGCAGTCGGGCGAGAACCACGCACCGCCCACGGGACGCCCACGGCATACGTCACGCGGGTCTACATCCCAGACGGACGCCTGATAATGCTCCGTGTACGGGTGGTTCGTCTTGTGCATCAGGATCGCCGCAGGGTCATGGTTGATGGCCGCCGCCACCGTAATGCCGAGGCCGACCTCCATGCCCGTCGATGCACCACCGCCTCCCGCGAAGCTGTCAACGAAGATTTCGTCGTCGATGCCGATTTGTGCGCAATTTCTCATATCTTCCACTCCCCCTCATGCGGCTGAAGGAACCGGAAGGTCGCCGAGAGCTGCAGGTCGTTGTTTTCTTCTTCCTGCCTCTCGTAAACGACAGCGTCGTGTTCCATCACATACTCCGCGATGTTGTGCGCAATCTCCGCTCGGAGCATCTTCTCTATTTCGGCCTCGTGCGTTCTGGTAAAGGCAGGCACGATCTTCACCATCCTGACCGTCTGGATGTCGTAATGGAGGACCTGCGCGATAGGCGCAGGAAACGTCGCCTCAGCGCGTGTCAGGCCGCCGAGTGCATGGATGATTTTTGCCTTCAGCCTGTCAATCCATTTCATGTGCGACCTCCTTCATCAGCTTCCCGTTCTGAACTCGGTATGCTTTGTCGTCCCAATACTCAGTCGCGCCGACCTTACGGGTGTCGCTTCCGTAAAACTTCTTCCACGACGGCAAGCTGTCGTTCACGGCATCGAAATGCAGGCCCCATCTGGCGCAGGCTTCGAGCGCGTTCTCCAGCAGTTCTCCCTCTCGGCACGTCCAGAGAATGAGTCCCGCGCCGGCGATCTGCTCTGCCGCCGCTGCGACGATAATCTCCCAGTTTGGAGCGCCGATGTCCGGGTATGCGTTTGCGCAGAGGCAACCGTCAAAGTCGATGGCGATTGCCTTCTGCAGCGTCTGCGCATACTGCTTCCGACGCTCTGCGTCGTCTGCCTGCATCTGCTCCAGCACCTCCTTTGCCAGTTTCGTCGTGCATCCTCTGCCCTCTCTTAATTTCTCCAGCGGGCATTCCCTGCAGTTCAGCTCAGCGCAGCACCTCAGCGTCTTCACGATAACCCCTCGTCTCATGCCAGCGCCTCCTCTCTGCCGATCTGCTGGAACTTGTAGACGAAGACCCACGGGTTCGCATACCATCCCAACTCGTCGAGTTGGTCTGCAGAGATGGTGCTGTTCCAGAGATCCCGAAAATCCATGCGCATCGCTCTGTACGGCTGGTTCCGGTCAATACCTTCAGCCTTCAGCCCGCCGCCGTCGATGTCTCCGAGTCTCTCCACGGAAACGTCCACGATTTTCAGGAATGTCCTCGCCGCCTCTTTTGGCATGAAAATCGAGGGGTTCCACTTGGAGTCGGTACTCCACTTAGCGATAAACTGGTCAAACGCCTCTCTGGATTCCGAGTCGGAGCATCCGCCGGGGAACTGGATTTTTCCGAGCGGGCCACCTGCTCGGAACTCAATCTTTGCATCCGCCTCGAAGCGGTGCGCAGACTGGACACGCCATGTCTCTCTGATATAGAGCACGTCGCCGAACCAGAACTTCGGCTTGACGGTCTCTGCCCAGTCGCGGAAGATGCCGCCAGCCCCGTTGTTTCCGCACATCAGGTCAAACGTCCGGTTCTCTTCATCGCAGTCGAGGACGAACCGTGCGCCCTCGGGCTGCGGGAGAACTACGCGCCGCGTCTCAGTTTTTTTGCCGGCCATGATTTTCTGCACCATCTCCGTATTGAACAGGATCGGTTTCAGCTTTGCCACTTGCTATCCCTCCTTCTTGTAAAGCGGGTCATCCTTGCCGAGCACGGGGTAGTCTACCTGCCCGCCTTTTTTGATGACGACCCGATATTTTTTGTTGATCCCCCGCCGCGCCCGGTTTGCCAAGGCGTAAAAGCCGTCGAGGCTGGCGCATCCAAGGGCTTTCCGACACTCGGCCGCGTTGCCTCTGGTCAGCAGTTCGCCGCTGTATCGGTCATAGATTTCGTAATAATTCATCGCTCCACCTTCTCAATGCTGTCCATCGGCACCAACCGCTTCTTGTTCTCGGCGTAGTAAACGATGGCGAACGGCTTCGGGTTGATTGAGCTACATTGAAAGCCGCTTCTTCCGTACGGAGGGTCATTCCACTCACAAAAAAGTTCCGTGCAGAGCCATGTCACGCCGACGAAGACTCCGGTGAACAAAGCCGTTTTCGTGACGAACTTCTCGCAGGACTCGTAATCTTCAATCTCCTCGCCCTCCGTTGCGTCTTTCCTCCACAGTAGCGCCGTTCCCGTGTCTTCGTTGTCGATCTCGAAGTGGTTGCCGCTCGGTCTGATGTATGCGCTGCATGATACCCAATCTCCAAGCCGCAGCTTCGGCATTTCAGTCGTACTCGTAGTCACCCAACTTCACCTCCGTTTCGCAGTCGGGGCATTCGACGTAGCCCCAGTCGTCGCCCCAGCACTCAGGGACATCGAGTTCTCGCCACGGAACCGTGACTTCTCTGCCACAGTGCGGGCAAGTAAATGTGACCGATACCGGCTTCACGTCGATGTGGAAGCCTACTGTTTTGCTCATGGCCGCGCCTCCTTTCTCTGCGGTATTTTGAATTAGCCAATCGGCAACCAGAGGGTAGAGCAAGGCTCTACATCCTCTGGAGCATCACGCAATGATGAAAGTATTGCCGTCCTCGGCTGGAATCGCTCTATTCGGGTCTTACATCGGCTTTCTGATCTTGACGATGCGGGTAACGACATCTGTGCCACTTTCGCGGAACGCCCCCGGCTCCAGCTTGATCGTCTGAGCATACACGCTGCCGAGGAAGTCTCTGAACTCTACGGACTTCTTATCGCTGCGGAAGAACGTGCTCTCGCACATGATGGCAACCAGAACGCCGCCGGCATCCAGCAAATCGTAGGCGTGACGCACATGGTCGATGTCCTGATGGCGCGTAAAGGGCGGGTTCATCACGACGCGGTTGATAGTGCCGATTTCCTTCTTCGTCACGTCCAGAAAATCGCGGTAGCTCACGCCATAGGGCTTCTCGGACAGATACCGCTTCATGTCGGTGTTCAGCTCGATACAGCACATACCGGCGGGCAAATGCTCCCAAATGGCATCCGCCAGTTGGCCGTTGCCGCAGGACGGCTCCAGTACCTCGGATGCGCTGTCGATCTCGGCCATCTCGCACATTCGCTCGGCGACGGCGCGGGGCGTCGGGAAGAACTGATACTCGCGCTTCAGGTCTTTCACTTCCTGCGTGAGCAGGACGTTCTCCAGCATCTCCGCCACATCGTCGTCCTCAGCGAAGACGTGAGCCTTTGCCTTTCGGTTCCACTTGCAGCCCATGTTCTCCAGAACCTTGTTGACCTCCGTGTAGGTCTTGCGGTCAAGCTGAACGCTCGGCAGGTAAAGCAGATTTCCGTCCGCTCTGCACTCGCCCAGCACGTTCAGCACATTCTCAGGGATCTTTGCCATTTGTTTCGTCCTCCTTATTTTTCACCGGCCGCGCTCCGATGAACTCCTCGGCCAGTTGTTGATACTCTTCTGGTGTGATATATCCACGCCGCTTCTGCTGCTTCCAGTAGGCCATGATCTCGTCGTACCGAGTCTTCAGCGAGGCGTATCGTCCATAGGCGCCGTTCAGCTCATGGCAGATCCGCTCCAGTTCAACTCGCTTCTCCGCGAAGTTCTCAGCCAGTTCAAGGCTCGGTGCCCGTCCAAGTCTTGCAGACCCGCAGGCGCAACACATCTTCGGTGCTATGCCCTGCACGGCAAAGGCAGCTCCGCAGTCAAGGCATATCCACTTTTGCTGCCGTCCTCTTGCCATTCAGGCTACCTCCTATCACACAGGTTTTTTCCACCGGCATCCGCGGCAGGCTCCTTCGTGTTCCTGCTTGTACTTACCGCACATATAGCACAGTTCATTGACGGCCGTGCGGTATTCCCGTTCCAGCTTGCGGATCTCGGCAGGCTCCCGGTTGGTGTCTTCGTAGTCGGCCAGCCGGTAGAACACGGCTTCGACCGTCGTGCCGGTCGGCTGAGATACCGTGCCGTCGCTGTTTCGTATCGTCAGGCGCTCCATCGTCATGCCTCCTGATACCGGATGGGCCTCTCGCCGCGCTCGTCGAAGTCAAGGCAGGCTTTTTTCGACTGACAGCAATAAAGCGGCGTCCCAGCTCGCGGGTAGTGCTTGTTCTTGCGAACCTCGCAGATGCCTGACGCTTTCATAGGTTCTCTGAGGAAGTGGTGGCACTGGCCGCAACATTGGCCGAGGCTTTCGGGTCTGACCTTCAGACGTCCCTCCCTCTCCGCTTTGAGCAGGTCGAGAACGTGCTGAAGACTCATACCGTCGTGGATCAGCTCGTCCTCGAACTTTCTGTATTCCACGCAGGCTTCAGCCGGGATGTTGGCATCCTCGTACATTTTCAACACTCCGAGCGCCATTTCAACCGTTTTGATCTCCTCGGGCTCGAAGCAAAAGTCCTGCTCATTGATGATGTCTTGCAGTTTCTTCGCGTATTTCTCCATCTTTACGCCTCCATCTGTTCAATTTGAGCGCACAGTTCGTCCGTTACGTCATTGCCATAGCTGAGCTCTTCGTAACCACTGCCGCCACCATCGCTCAATTTCTCCACGTCTATCCCGTTCCGTTCCAACCAGAGTCCCACTTCACGGTCAAGATTGCTTGCCATTCCTGCGTAGAGTGCAATCCGGTGCATCTTCTCGCGGATATACTTCGGCACTTTCATTCCGCCTCTTCGCGCTCCTCTCAATCGCAGTCCACATACCACCATCCGGTGCATCTGTCTTCTTCGCCAGACCGTGCATCTTCTGCCGGGTCATAATACCCGGTATGGAAAACAACTTCTTCGCCCTGTGCAGCGTAGAGTTGGAAAAGCAGGTCGCACATGGCATCCGCAATGGCTTCCGTCTTGCACATCAGCTCGTCGCCGATCCCCCAGACCTCGCCGTCCGAATAGTCCCGCATCCGACTCAGGAACAGCTCAAACCAGTTTATTTTTTCCTGCGCGTCAATTTGCTTGACGGGCGGATGGTCTGCCGCCCAGAAGTCGGCTCCTTGGAAATTATCAGCGTCGAGGATATACTCGCCATTTTTCCAGCGGCGTTCAACCTCGCGCAAGGCCGCTTCCTCGTTTTCCGCCTCCACCGCCACCTGTGTTTCAAGCGTCTCACGGATGTTGATACTGAACTCTTTCTTCTGCGACTGGTTCTGCCAGCACTCGGGGCAGAGCACATTGTCCGTTTCGGACAGCATCTTTCTGAAATCCTCTTCGCCGCAGGCTTTCTTGAAGCAGTTCGTGCAGAAGTGTTTTCCGCACCGTTCGCACTCCCACATATCCCCGCGGTGGTCGTCGTGCGCGTCCCACTTTTCGCGGAACCCGCAGATGTCGCACTCGTATTCGTCACGTCCCATTAAGTACATATCGTCCTCCTCAGTAATCGAAACAGGCCATATAGAAGTGAATTTTCCCATCCTTGATTTCGTGGGTGCAGCACTTCCACAGGTCGTGGTAGAGGAACCACACGGTTCCCATCTCGTTCAGGTATTCCAGATTGAAGTCCTTCAGGCACTTTCTGAGGACGTCGTTCACGCTCTCGCTGCCCTTCTGCAGTTCCAGAGGAACATTGAACCACGGAACCTCTGCGGTGATGGGGCCACGGGGCTTGCGCTTCTGGAAGTCAGCGCACAGATCATCAAACCTCGCCATCGTCCCCGCCTCCGCAATATTCGTTGTAGATGCGCTTCAGCTCTCGCGCAACGATGCCGTCCTCAATGTCCTCCAGCAGATCATCGAGATTCCACCGCGCCAACTCAAGCCGCTGCCTTACCTGCTCTTTGTTGGCGCGGCGGTATTCCGTGGGCAGGTCGGGGGCATTTTTGAGGATGCTCTGGCACAGCTCGATTTCGCCACAAAGCTCTTCGAGCCGATGGGCCACCCGAGAAACCACGCAGTCGTCATGTACGAGCAGGGTCTTTCCTTTTCCAATCATTCCGCATTCTCCTTTCCTACGAAAATGCCGGCGTACACAGCGCCGTCAATCAGGTAATGGTAGAACTGGTGTCCCTCAGGAACCTCGTCTACCGCCAGCTTCGTCTTCCGCATCACCAGCGGATGGGTGCCGACCATGACAACATACTCGCCATCTGGCACGAGCTGCTTCATCCACTCGCTCGGCTTTTCCGAGCTGTGCGTCGTGTGGTCGAACAGGCTGATAGCCGGCGTTCCCGTAATAGGCAGAGGCGCAAAGAACGTCATCTGTTCCCACGCTCCACCGGCAATCATGCCGTTACTCATACTGCGCACGCCCCTTCTTGGCCTCGGCCATGATTTCCTCGATGTTGTTTCGGAGCAAGAAGCGGTAGTCCTGCATCCGCTCCTCCAAAATCTCGGCCGCCTCTCTGCGAACAGCCTCAGGTGTGATGCTCTCGCAGTTGCAATGTACGGCCAGAATCAGATCCTTGAACGTGAACCCGTCGAGGATGTTGTCCTCGGCGCTCACATCGTCACCCAGCTTCCATCTCTTGCTTTCAGTCTCCATTCCCGTTCCCTCCAAATACCGCCTCAATGGCTTCGTACCAAGTCGTATTCTCGCCGACGTTGCAATCGGTCTTCTGGAAGAAGTAGCTCACGATCTCAGGGATGCTCTCCTTAGCCTCCTCGAAGGTGATGCCGTAACTGGTTTCAAACTCTTTCTCGTATTCGGCTCGGTCTTCGTCGGAAACGGCGTCCAGATCTTCGATACCGAACGCATACGAGGTCAGCATACGGAGCGCGTCCGCTTTGCGATACTGCATCTCCTGATACCGGTACGCCGCCTCGATTTCTTCCGGGGCCATCCGGTAGGACTTACCATAATACTCGAAGTCGATCAGCTCTCTGGTGTTTTCCATCGTAATCATTTTGCTTCCTCCTGAATTACCTTCTGAACCAGCTCGTTCATGCAGTCGAAAAACCGCTGTGAGCAGGCAGCGCCTTTGGCCTTGTAATACTGCAGACCGTCGCACCTGCCGTCTTTGATGGTGACGTTCGCCAGCTTGCTGCAGATCCAACCCTGCGTTCTCAGGGGAACACCCACCTTGTACCGGCGCATGAGGAACAAAACAATCGGCTCGTTGTGTCCGACATCCCCCACGCGGTAGTCGATTCGGTCATTGTTCAGGCGCCCACCCTCTCGGATGATTTTGACGGCTGCCTCGATCTCCTGCTTTGCCTTCGCATTTATCTCCTCGGCCTCTCGGTGCCGCTTCTCTGCCTCTTCTGCGGCTATTTTTTCTTTCTCTTTCTGGATGTACTCCTGATGGGCCTCAGACAGCTTCATGCACTCGTCCAACTTGTTCAAGACGCAGGCTCCGACATAATCGAGATGTGTCAGGCCGCCGTTCTTCTCGCTCTGGAGATAGAACTTAACGTGGCTTGAAAGTTGCTTACTGATGCTGGCAACCCACCTCTCAGGCTGGCTCCCAAGGCGCGTAACAACTTCTTCCTCTCGCTTCATTGCCTCGGACACGCTGGTCGGCTGGTTCCACCCATCCCGTTCTCTCAGCTCATTGAAGAAGGCGACCCGCCCCTCCTTGCTGCCGTACAGTTCGTTCACCGCGGGCAGGTAGCCGCAGTTGTCGATCATCTGGAACTCCGTCATGCGCAACGGAATCAGGTAACTGTTCACCTCAACGTGCAGTATATAGCGGTCATTGTCGCACCGCGGGTACTCTATCTCAGGCTTTCCGTCCTTGCGCCACAGCCGATAGGCCGTGGTTCCGTCGGAAACCTCCTTGATGAACACGGCTCGCATCCGACGGCCGGTGCGATTATACATACCGCCGTCGAACAGCGGCGTCATCAATTTCACTTCAGGCATCTTTATCCCTCCCTAAAATTCGGATTGAAGGTGCCGCTGTACGCGGCCGTTTCGTTCCAGTCGTCGTAGACGACAGTTTCCACCTGCGTACCGTGCCGGAACGTAACATTCGGACGGATGCAGTTTCCGTCCAGCCATCTTCCTTGCAACTTCCGGCAGGTCAGCCAGCGGGCGAACGGTTCTCTGCAAAGCTGCCGCATAAGGTAGCCCCCAGTGTCGAGCCTGCGCCAGATTTCTGTGCATTCGCCCTCCATGCCGCAAACGAACTCTACGTCGATGGTCTTCGGCGGGTTTCTCTGCGGGTCGTTCTTGTATGCGTTCCATGACACCTTCGGGAACCATTCTCCGCAAACTTTGCTGTACTCCAGCGTCGAGTTCTCGGCGATATATTGCTTTCCGAGCAGGTCAATGTCCTCCTCTTTCATGTAGAGCTTTCCGACATTGCCGTCGGCATCGGTAAACACGACCGTTTTTCGTCCTGTCAGAACGATGTCTGCATTCTCGCCATACGGAGCAGCCTCTTCGGGTGTGATGTCTCTAATCTCGATTTGCATTTTCTCACCTCCATTGAAGCGAACGCATAAACGGCAGAGCCGCCTTCATTCGCTCGACCTCTCTGTGCCTCGACGTTCTTGGCTGTGCCATCTTATTCTTTTCAACGAAGCGTTCCATTTCCTCCAGAGTGCCGGGGCCGTAGCCCACAGCGTCGAGGATGGTCTGGGCGCCGTCGCAACGTATGGCCTTCAGCGAATCAACGTCGATACTCTGGCCGCCCGGAAACGGCTGGTGCTGGGACAGCCGGCATAACGGGAGATACTCCCCTGCTACGGGATGGCCGATGTTCCAAACTGTATAGCCGAGCGGCACGGCGTTCACGATCTCGTATGTGTGCTCAGGGAATGGCCAGCGCCGCTCCGTGATGTACTGACCGTCCCCGGAGAACGTCGCTTCATACTCGTCCATCTCTCGCCGCCTCCCTCTCATTCCCGTTGACTGTAATCGGCGTCGTATGGTGAAGCCGCGTCCGCTTCACCGTGAACGTCTTGCCGCAGTAGAAGCACGGAAACTTGCAATTCCCATTCCACCCGACCATGTTCGATTTCCCGCAGTGCGGACACTCAATGATGCCGACCACCGGCTTGTTCGCCATCGTCTATTCCTCCCCTCAGTACCAAATCAGGTTGAGGCCGCCGAGCTGTTCCACACGGCCAGTCATCGCCTCAACATCTACGAGCCGCTTGGGCAGTCGCTCGTCTCCGTTCCACGCTCGGATCAGCTCTTCCAGCTTCTTGTCAGGGGTCGGTACGGCGAAGTCGCACCCGAAATTGTAGACCATCTGATCGAGCAATTCCTCGTAGACACCTTCCTTGCCGGCAATAACCTTCTTTCGCTGGTCGCCGTGGAAGTTGATGCTGCCGAGGAACAGCCGCCCGTGCATCATCTTCAGCGCCCGCAACTGTTCGCGGTTCCAGTCGTTATACGTCTTGTCAGCTTCTCGCAGCGCCCAATACCCGCCCGTACTGCGAACGTAACTGAATTGCATCTTTCTGGCAAACGCGAACGTGATGCTGCCTTCCAGCTTGGTCTTCCAGTCAAGACTTCTCAGGTTCAGCTTCCCGTTGTTTGCCCACCCCATGTCGAGCTGGCCGTTTACATCGCTGTTCTCAAATGACCAGAAATAGTCACGATACACGCACTCGCTGTTGACATCCACGCCTCTGTCTTTGGCCTCGGAGCGGGAGTAGCGAACCGGCTGGCGGTCAACCTTGCGGTTGTGCGCCTCGTCCTCCTTCAAATAGAACAGAACCGTATTCTTGTCTCCCTCAGCCCCGTGGTAGTTCGGACGATAGGCAACGACGCCCAGCTTATCCGCGATCTCGTCGAGGGTTTTCTGCTGCTGGGTGTACCAGACATCAGTTGCCGTTACCAACTTCATCGTCATCCTCTCCTTTCAAAATCATTTCCTCCGTGAATATCAGCCGGCCGCATCCGTTACAAACGAACCCGCCGCTGTTGAACCTGATCCAGTCGGTGCAACCGCACTCCGGGCAGGCTGCGAAAATCTTCATGCCGCCATCCTCCGTTCATAGTCCTTGATTTCCTCAAGCGTCAGCCACTCAGGCTTGCCGCTTTCGGGGAAGCTCCACCAAAGAGCCTTCATGTACTCGATATGGTCAGCTACGTTGCCAGCCCAAAGATACTTCGTGACTCGGTTGCCACACCCGAGGAAATACTCACAATCCTGCCTCATGCGGTCGAGCATCTGGTATCTGAGTTGCAGGCTCCATGTCAGAACCGTGCTGACCTTATCAGCCATAGCCATTACTGCTCACCTCCAACCAGTGCTTTCCACCCCGGCTCCTCGCCAAGCCACATCGCCCGCAGCCAGTCGTTCTCGCAGAAGTACCGGCGGTAGTGGCTCGGCATCGAGTTCACCGCGAAATTGCGGATCTGGCGCTTGCGCTCCTTGCCGGTCTGCAAGCGAGCCTCCCATCCGATAAGCTCAGCCTGAGACTCGTTGATGAACTGGCGGTTGCCATCGACCTCAATGCCGATGCGCTCCTCCGTGCAACCGGAGTATGGATTGCGGCAGGTGCCGCACCAAAAGACCTGGCCAACACTTCCCTTCTTAAACTTGCGGCCGGCGATTACGCGTACCGTATCGCCGACGTGGATTTTCATGGCCTGCATCCGGTTCGTGCGCCCGTCGAACAGGGACTTGCCGAGCGTCTTCCAGTAGTGGTAGACCTTACGAAGCACTTCAGGCGTGGCGTCGATCTCAGCGCGGCCACTGCAGGCGCAGCGGGTGGTGTCGAATAGAACCTTGTCGATGGTCTGCTTCTCTTCGTTCCAGCAGATCGCGTACCAGTCGGAATCGTCGTAGCCGTTGTGCTCGTACCAGTCGAGGACGCAGCCCTCGTAGTCAGGGGTGTGACCGTCCCCGTAGACGTTGGTGAAAATAGCCATCACTTGCCCTCCTTCATCATCAGGTCGTACAGCTTAGCCTTCAGCTCCATGATTGTCATATCGCGGTCGTGAACCTCCGCTTCGAGCTGGCCGATTTTCTTCTGAGCGGCCTGCTCAGCGTCAACAGCCTCCCGGCATCTTCTGTGTTCCACATCGCGGTCATCCTTGGCCCGTTTCAGTTCTCCGTTCAGTTCCTTGACCTGCTGGTGAAGCATCTTGTTCTCTTCCAGCGCATCAATGACTGGGAAGTTGCTGTGCTGATTGTAGAAGCGAGTCGCATCCTCCCAGCTCCAGATCTTAAAAGCGACCTGATAGAAATACTTGCTCAGTCCAACGCGGCCAGAGGAATAAGTACCACGCGGATCAGGTTCGCCGTCGAACCCATTCAGGCGGCCGTTGTCATTGGCGAGCCGAATAAGCTCTTTCACTTCGCTGCGACCGAAAATGTCTTGCGCTCTGCAAATGTCCTCAGGCTTGGTGCTCAGACCGTGTGCCGCTACTTCATTCAGAAGCTCCTCCGCGGTTTTGATGCTGTCATACTGGCTTGCCATATCGCTGTCTCCTTTTCTTTGTAAGAGAACCGGAGACTTTCCTGAACTGTTGCTCTGGCTATCTCCGATTATCCATCTGGTTATTTTGTAACTTTATTATACTGCGATACCTACCTATGTCAATATGTTTTCGTTAATTTTTATGAAGAAATATTCTATCTATATACGTTTCAGAATATGTCCGTAAACAGCCCGTACAGGGCCTATACCGCCTCGTAGCGTCAGCGGTGTGAATGGGTGCAGGAGGCCGTGACGGTCGTGTGCGTGGCCGTATGGGGCGCAGCGGGTGTACGGGGCATTTGGGTATAAAAAATCACCCTCCCGGTCGTAACCGAGAGGGTGCCTTCATCGTGCGCTTATTCTTTTTTCGGCCCCTTTTCGATCTGGGTGCCATACTTCTCCACGAATGCGGCGGCGACGCTGGATTGGACTGTCCGCAGCCTGTCCTTGGACGTGTCCGTGTGATACTCCGCCATGAAATACCGGCCTTCGCTGTCAACGTACAACTCAGCGGCTTCGCCGTCTGCATTGAACTCGTTGACGCCGTCCTCATAAAAGCTGTTCGAGATGGCCTCCGCAGCCGCGGTATCGAACGTAATCTTGTCGCAGTTACCGCACAGCCTGCGGCCGTGCCCGCTGACGTGAGGCTTCAGGATCTCGCCAGTCTTGCGCATCGTGAAGGTCACATCGACGCCGAGAACGTCCATGAGTGCCAAAAACTCGTCAGCCCTGATGCTGTTCCGGTTCAAACGCAGGTTGAAGTTCTGCGGAGTCCAACCCATTTGACGGGCGAGCCACGCCTGCGAGTTCTTCGTTTTCGCCAGAGCTGCATCCATAAGTTCTCTCGATGTCATATCTTCACCTCCGTTTCGAGTATCTCTGTGCTTGCTATGATACATCGAAACAGATGCAAAATCAAGATTTTCTTTGCCAGCATTATCGTTTCCGTTCATATCGTGGAAATTACTCCCCCTAAATCTTCGGAATAGTGCCGCCGTACACGCCGGCCATTTTCAGTTTCCGCAGCGTCCCAATCTGCTTCCGGTTAATGTCGAGGCCGTAGCAGCAGTCGTTGTTCCACACAGCCACAGCATTTGCCTGCATACAGAGCCACGTCAGGAAGTCGTAGTAATACTCCCGAGGGCACAGGTCGTTCAGTTCTTGCCGCGATACGCCCTGCTTCTGGCAGGCTAAGGCGATCAGCTTCTCTTGGTGCGACGGAACCGCGTATTCCACAGTCCCATCCTCCAAAATCACGACCTCCAAATACTGCACATACGTCTGCTTGTGCTTTTCAAGGTCGAACGCGCAGTAGATGTCATAGGCCATCGTGTCAGGCCCCCGCCGGTGCCGTCGGGATGAACCCACGGATCAGATCCTCGTACAGTCTGCGGTATGTATCACGCTCAGCCTTTACCGTCGCCAGTTCCAAAGCGGCCTTTGTATCGGTCTCCTTGCCGACGACAGCTTCCCGCTTTTCGACCTGCTGCTCGCGCTCTTTCAGGCGCTCGATCAGGCCGGGGTATTTCTTGAGGCCCAGAGCCGTCGCAACCGCGATGTCGATGTCGCGCATCTCCTCCGCCGTACAGCGCCCGATGTAATTGCCGAGCCGCTCCAGCGATACCGTATTGATCTGCTCACACATGACCGTACTCGCCCTTCCTGTACTCAGGATCTCAACGTGGGTCGGCAGATTGCTCTTCGGCTGCGTCGTGCAAAAGGCCACCTGCACGGTTTCGGAGTAGCGGTTCCCTTCGTCACAGGAAACAACCACGCCGGGACGCCCCGTATGTTCCTCGCTCCCGACCTGAATGCCGAACTTGTGGACATAGAAGATGTCGCCACGTCTGATGCTGAAGCTCACACTCCATCTCTCCCTTCAAAATATCGGCTTCGCTCTTCCGGTGTAGGCCAGTCTGGGTCGATGCCACGCTTGCGGCGGTTGCGTCGCCAGCCGTTGTAGACCTTCACATCGCGTTCGTCAATGCTGTACCCGACGCCGCGTTCGGCGCGGTCGTGGACTAACAGCGGGCGCGGATAGTTCGGGTTCCGCGCCCTCAGAACCTCGTATGCGCCAACAGGCTCTTCGAGCTTCCATCCGCTTTGCTTCAGGTATGTTTTGAGGTCGGACAACATCCCGTGCCTGACCGTCACTCTGTTCTTCATCTGCTCCTCCATTTCCTGCTTCCGGTAAAACCGCTCTCGGTCGAGGAAGCCTTTCGTGGCGTAGTATTCGCCAGCATCCATGCCGCAAAAATCAGCCTCGCTCATTCGTCATCCTCCATCGGGTGCCAACGGTAGCGGCAGTCCGTGTTCTCGCATTCTCCGTTGAACATGAGCTGTCCGCACAGCGGGCAGGTCGTCACTTCATACATCTGAGATTCCACAGCTTTTCTCCTCCTTGTCCGTCAGCCGCTTCAACGCGGCCGCCTGCTCTTCGATAAGGTCTGCGGCAGCCTTTGCCACCGTGCCGGCGCATTTGAACCGTGCTGGCCGCTCAAACGCAGGGCATTGCTCCTTCGGGCAGTGCCCTGTTTCGATGGCCGATTGATGGCATCGAAGCGCCAAAAGAACTTCTTGCGGTGTCATCAGCCCACCTCCTTGCTGTGGCTTCTGCAGCACTCGCGGAGGCGGGTGCGCATCACGTCGTAATACTGCTTTTCATTCTCAATGCCTATGTACCGCCGCCCCGTTCTGCAGCAGGCAACACCGATGGAGGCGCTTCCAGCGCAGCAGTCGAGCACGACCTCGCCGGGGTTGGTGTATGTGAGCACCAGTCTCTCGCACAGCCATACCGGTTTCTGCGTTGGGTGCAGGTGGCTCGTCTGCTTATCGCTGGGGCCTTTGACAACACTTCGCGGGTAGCGGTCTGTGTTGCCGCCGCCCTTGACTTCCTTCGTCGCCTTCTGGTAGATCTCGGTTCGGTTCTGCGTGTCGATGTAATGGGTGTAGCTGTTCACCGGCTGATGGCCGTCCGTCTTCTGCGGGTTGTACGTCGGCTGGCGGCGGTAGAAAATCAGGATGTTCTCGTGCGCCCGCATGGGCATCTTCTTCGCGTTCAGATGGCCCGTGGCGTTGCTCTTCTCCCAGATCCACTCATACCGCAGATTTCTCAGGTTGCTGCATCCCAGCACCTTGTCGAATGGCGTCTGTGCGAACAGAGCCACAGCTCCGTTCTTTTTCACTACGCGGTCAGCTTCGCTCCAGAACGCCTCAAGGTCAATCGGTGTGTCCCACTTGCAGTTTGTTCGCCCATACGGCAGATCCGTGAAAAGGAAATCCACGCTTCCCGCCGGCAGAAGCCGCATCCCGTCAATGCAGTCCCCGAGATAAGTCTTGTAGTTCCAGTCCTTGCGCTCCATGTGGCACCACCCTCACTCGAAGTACCCGCAGGGCGGCTCGTCACAGTAAGCCTCGCGGTCGTGTTCTTCACACCACCCGACACCGTTTGCGTCCTCGTCCCCGAATCGCTGGCATCCACTGCAGCACATCTCCCGCGGCTCTTTCAGGGCGTGTAAGGCAATGCCGATTGCTGTGTCCAGCTCAGACTCAAAGCGGCCCTTGCTCTGCTCTCGTTCAATGATGGCGATTGCGTCGCTTCGTTTCATCCATCACGCCTCCTTCGCGTCATAGTGCTCGCAGCCTACCGATACGTCGAGGCTTTTCTTGGCGTTCTCGACCTCGTTGTAGCGCCCGGTGACGATGAACATATTGAAGATCGCCAACGACCGCTTCAAGCAGACGTCAACGTGGCGGCAATTCTGACACTTTCGTTCCATTTACTCCGCCTCCTTGTAGCAGTAGTCGGTGCATCCGTCATCGTTCAGGCCCGGAGCCCTGCCGGTGACGAACGGCGCTTTGCAGATCCCGTCAGGATTGAACACGCAATGCTCGGAATCGCACTCGCAGCACAAGCTCGTCAAGAACAATGCCTGTGCAACCTCTCGATCCTTTGGCTCGCCCACGAGCAGCAGCTTTGCAACGCCGCAGCTGTATCGTTCGTCGAACCATTCCCAGACCTCCTCCCGGTTCGTTCCAGCCGGGAAGCAAAGGAACGGAGCCTCGATCTCTTCTGTCTCGGGGTTCATTGGCACATCCCCAAACTCATCCCAGAGCCGCTCCAGCCGCTTGTCTCGCTCTTTCAGCGTCGGGATTGCCTTTGCTCTCTGCTCGTTCAGGTAGGCTTCGTAGTATGCGTACTCGTCCTCGAAGGTTTCGCCGCTCTTTCGGAACTCGTCAAGCGTGTTGCAAATCAGGCCGACCACATCAGCCTCGGGCGTTGCCTTGACGTATTCGTCAGGGTCGAGTTCCTCCGCTTTCAGGTGCCCAAAGTAGAACCAGTTGTCGCCGATCTGGCAGACAGTCCCATGATCCATATTCGGATCTCTGACGAAGCGGACGCTTCCGTTGCGGATGCCTTCGCGCACCATGTCCTCAGTAATCATCCAAACGTCACCTCCCCGAACAAAGCGAGCTGCACAATCTCGTCAGCGCAGGCAGCGTCGATTTGGCAGCAGTCAACAGTGCCGTCTTTCTGCACAGCCCCGTATTCGTCGAGGCCCTGCTCGACCCACAGCTTGAAGCCATTCAGGAACTTCTCCAGATCCAGCTCCCACTTCTCGCTGCTGTCCTCGATGTCGTGGAGAACCAGGGCGCCGCCGCGGGCAATCTGCTCGTGTCCCCAATCAGCGCAGCGTCGCTCCTCCACAACCTCGGCTTCGGAGCACCAGTAGTTGATGCCGCCCTCCAAAGCCGCAACCATGATGTCGTCGATGTCCTCGACCGTCAGTTTGACATCGCGCTCAGTGTGAACGCTGAAGGTTTGCTTCTTCTCCATGTTATCCCTCCTCAAAACTTCGTTTCTCCGAAAAGGGCGAACTGCACGATCACGTCCGCCTCGTTCGTTGTCAGGTCATCCAGAACCAGCCGTTCATCCTCAATGCGGATGTGGCAGCTCTCCTCTATGTACTGCTTGATTCCAGCGGTCAGCTTCGCCTTGTCCAGCTCATACCACATTCCATCGGTTCCTCGGATGGCAATTTCGCCGCCGTTGGACACCTGCTCGCAAACTCGCTTGCCCAGAATGTTACCAACGGCCATCACGCGGTCGGCCCAGCCAGCGATGCCGCCGGCGTTCAGGGCCTCAAACAAAATGACGTCAAGATCTTCCTTCGTGATCTGTACCGCCACTTCCGCTCTCAGGTTGATGTTGTTCATCCAGATACCTCCTCATTTCTTCCGCATCATCGCGGACTGGTTCGTTGAGCCACCGCTTCAACTCAGATTGCTCCCACGATTGCTTCTGCATCGGGCGTACCGGCACCATCGCAGCAATGCCGCCCGTATCTCTGGCAAGCCCTTTGAGGGCGTCGCACCTTTCCTGTGTGGCGGGTACATCCTCGAAAACCAGCGTTGTGCTGCCGTCAGATGTATATATCGACCTTACCGTGAACGGTTGCCCGCTGATGTTGACGATGTCGCCCGGTTGCAAATCGGCTACCGTCTTCACGTCACTCGCCATCCTCGTCGTCGATTTCAGGCAGAGCCGAACTCGGGTGCTGCCAGTCGCAGTACCAGAACAGGTGTCTTGCCTTCTCCACGTCCCCGCCGCACTCTTCAATGAAGTCGTTGCCAGTGTAGCAGCAACCGACGATTTCCTCCACGTCCTCCGGGCCGTTCGCGGGTTCCGTGACCGGAATCAGGTTCAGGGCAAGGTCGGGAATGTAAATGATGTCGTCGCTCCGTTCAAACCGAGTGGCCTTGAAGATTTCGCAATCCTGACCGTTTCTGAACGCGAACAGGTCATCCATGACAGCTCCACCGAGCAGCTTATCTCGCAATTCTGCCTTTGTCATTCCTGAGCACCTCCTCTGCAAATACTCTCGCCACAGCCGGGGCAGTAGTCGGGATAATCAGGGGCGTCGCAGTCCTCGTACCAGATGTGGTTGCACCGGAGGCATCTATACTGCCGCAGTTCCACGTCCTCGGCAGGCCCGTCGCCTGTCTCGTATTGTCTCTGTGCTTTTGCTGCCTGAGCGGCTTCCTTTTCCCCGGCCAGCCACATCATGCACTCGGTCAGGTCGGGGAACTCTTCCGTCCAAGCGTCGCCGGTGCTATTGTCGATGCCGATGTACTCAACGCCAGTCTCCAGCACGAACAGGCCACGAGGCCCGCGGTGTTCGATGATGGCGTTTGCCTCCTGCTGGCTGACGTATTTGAACCACCGATAGTCCTCATGCACCACGCCGCAGTTGGGGCAAACCCAAAGTGGGACGTTGTTGCGCTTCCCGAACCTGCCAAAGTAGATGTCCCGCGAAACGTAGCTTCCGCAGTCATAGCATCTTGTAGCCTGAGCTATCATTTCCACGCCTCCTTCAGTTCCAGCACAAGTTTCGGATCTCTCGATCAGAAAGTCCAATCGTTCCATCCAACATCTCGGTCAGGAAGTCGTACTGTTCGTCGCCTCCCATGCGGTCGGCGTACTCCAAAACATTTCGGATGATGCGAGCCGCAGCGCCGTCAATGCTGAACTCCTCCAGCAGCCACTCATACGCCTTTTCCATCTCAGCAATCACCAGCCCTTTCGTAGTCATGCACCGTCCGGCGCTCGCCGTCGTCTTCAATATACGGGCGATGGATGTCGAACCCGTGGTCGAGCATCACCTGCTGCACCGCATCGACAGCCTCGCCGATGTGGTACATATCCCAGTCGAACTCGTCCTCGTCCTGTTCCAGAAGAACCAGCAGGAACCGGTACATAGCGTTGTCGATCTCGTCCAGACGCTCAATCTGGCGAGGCGACAGCTCTGCTCGGTCATCTTCGTCATCAGACTCGCCTTGCAGCACATCCTCCATCGCAGACGCCAGCTTGTTCAGCATCAGTTTGATGTCATCAGCATCCTTCACAAGCGTCTTGAGGTCAGGGACACCGGACACCCGTCCCTGTGCCTCAATCCACATCTTGGCGTGTTCCTCAGCGTCGAAGCCATTCGCATAGGAACGGATCTCGCGCACCATGTCGTCCGCGTTGTGGACATCGTCCGCGCCGACGTCGAAAGAGAAATCTTCACCGGCGGGGCTGTTCTGGATGAACTCCCATTCGGTGTTGCTTTCGCGGACGCACCAGCCAAGCTCCTCGGCTTTATCGAGCAGATCGTCGATGTTCACGTCGTTCCCCAACTCACCGAGGTCAATCTCGATGACGGGCATCTTCTGGCTGAGGCCCGCACAGTATTCGCACCAAGCGTCAGTCGGTTCGTCCGTGTCCTCGTCGTAATCGCAGAGGGCGAGGCTTTCGATGCCAGCGGCCTGCGCAATCTCGCGCATCACGTCTCCATAGCAGGAGCCGTTGCGCTCGAAGCCACGCATCCGCTCTTTGATGCTCTGCTCAATGTCGTCGGCCTGTTCCTGCGGAACGACCATAACGCTGTCCATCCAGCGGTTCATTTCGGATTTGCACCGAATGGCTACCATGTTTTCACTCATATCATCTGTCCTTTCCTACACATCCGCATCGACGCGGACGTAATTTCAAATTAGCCACATGGAAACCAACGCCCGTAGAAGCCCCTGAGAGGCTCTGTATGGCACGTTTCCGTGCGGTGGTGAAAGTGTATGCTTTCCGCCGTAGAGCACGTTCTCGGTCTTGTGCGTCGGTTTTGGCAGGTGTTACGCCTTGCTGTTGGGACTGCTCAGTAGCTCCAGCTCTCTCTCGATGGTCTCGTCGAGCCTGTGCGAGAGGTTCTGGGTGAGCCACAAATCGGTCGGCGTGTACTCCGTAACATCTTCCCCAGTCTGCCGGTAGAAGCCATCCATCGCCGCCTGACCCATGCCGTACTCAGCTCTGCTCTCTCGCCAAGCATCAGTCAGCTTGACCCGATGCCTCTGAAGCTGTTCGAGCGTCATCCGCCCGATGTCCTCGGTAAGCAGCTTCCTCGCCTGTGCTATCTTCATCTGCGCTCCCTCCTACCAGATGCCGAGCTGCCGGTTACGGTTATGTACGTCAACGCCGATCTCACCAATGGCGGCGAGCAGGTCGCGTTTCTCTTCTGTGTCGTTGGACTTCTCCCAGCGGTCGATGGCCTCCTTCAAGGCGTCGATGTAGCTGGCGTTCGTGCGGAGCAGCTCCACCGCAGTCTTATTCATTCCGACGCCTCCATTTCATCGACCAGCTCCCATTGGGTCTTGTACTGCTTCTGGATTTTCCAGTCAACGATACGCATATCGTTGGTGGTGTCCTCGTCGATCACAATGTCGATGCCGAAGCCTCCACACCTCTGCGTCTGAGTGTGGGCACCCTTGCTGCGTTCGCGGATCAGCGCGTTCAGAGCATCGACTGCGGCCTGCTGGCTCTTGAACGTATGGCGGCCGACCCAGTTCATTTCCTGCCAGCCCTTCGCCATGTTCTCCAAAATCCAGAAACCACGGCCGCTGCGCTTCATCCACGCATCCTGATAGAGAACGCGCCATACCGGAATCAGTTCCACGCCGTCAACAACGATCTTCTTGTCTTCCATGTTTACGCTTCCTTTCTGGAGCAAAGCTCCGGTTGATACTGCAGAACCTCTTCGATGATGTGCTTGGCCTTGACGATGCCGAACTCCTGAAGAAGCTGCTGCGGCGTGTAGATGTCCGCCATCCTGACCGACCGTCGGCCGGTCGTGTACGCTTTCTTGAGCGCCGTCTTGCTGGTGTACTCGGTGCTGAACGCCCAGCGCATATACTCGGAACCGCACTGGTTGCAGTTGCCGCTACGCTTGACGAAGTAATACGCCTTCCCCATAGCTGTTCTCCTTATCCGTAAATCTGAGTGACAATCTCAACGCCGGCATTGATGGCTGCCGGGATGTCCGTCCCGAGCTGCCGGTAGAAGTCAGGATGAACAATGCACTCATAGGCTCTGCACATCGTATCTCTCTGCTCCGCCGTGATGTTGATGCGGAAGCCCTTTGCAATCCGTAGGGCCTCTTTGAAGTTGCCCGCGGCCACAGCTTCACGCACGATGTCAGATTTGCGTTTCATGTTCTCCGTTCCTTTCTAATTAGCCGGTTGGTTAATTTGTAACTTTATTATACTGCGATACCTACCTATGTCAATATGTTTTCGTTAATTTTACAAATTATTTTTCTGTATCATATTCACATACGTTTATATTCGACAGGCAGAAAAAGACGGCCCCGGCACAAGGCCGAGGCCGCCCACTCACGCTTCTGCGGTCACTATGTACTTCTTGAGCTCAAGCAGCTCCAACAAAATCGCGTCGATTCGCCGGTTGATGGCGTCGCTTCCAGCTTTAGGGGGAGGCGTCGGCTTCTCGGGGACAGCTACCTGCGTCGGTGCTGGCAGCTCCGTCGGCGTCTGCTCGTCTGGCTTTCCCAGCTTACAGGCGAACACCTTGCCCTCGATCCATGCCCTCGTTTCCTTGCTGCATCCGAAGATGTCCAAAATCATCCGCCCGCAGCGTTCGGTCACGAAGTACATCGGCACAGACCGACGGGATGCGCCGCCCGTCTTCCCGTTGACCGGAAACGGCAGTTTCACCAGCTTCACGTCGCTCTCGCTCTTTGCTTCGCGCTGGCACCACTTGGTCGGATAGGCGCAGCCACAGGCGGCCAGCAGATCCCGTGCCGCATACATCGTCTCGCCTTCGTTCAAGAGAACGCGGACTGCGCTTCCCTCCTGCTCCACAACGGCTACTCTGCCAATGAAGCTCTTGACGGTCTCGCTCATACCGCACCGCCTTTCTCCGCTTCACGGTTCGCAAAGTTCACCGCGAAGATGGCGTTGCAGACCTCCATGTGGCCGGCGAACTCTTCCATCTCACCCATCAGCGCGTGAACTCTGTCCTTGATCTCGTAGAAGGCCAAGGCTCCTCTGTCCCTCTTCTCCGCCTCTCCCTCGGCCATGTCGAGGAAGTAGAAGTAGGTGGACTCGAACATCTCCAGAAATACATCCAGTTTTGCCGCGTCCGCTCTCAATTTGTCGGGGGTCGTCATCATACGTGCATTGCTCCTTTCGTCGTTCTTGACAGCGGCCGGCAGCCATGTTACACTTACCTTGCTCGTAGGTGTGTAACGCAGTCACAGGTGGCTGCCGAACCGCCGGAACCCTTGGTGTTGCAAGCACTGAGGGTTCTTTTTTGTTTCCTGTGATTTGATTATAACATTTTACCTACCTAAAGCAAGATAGGTGCGCGGTAATAACATTTAACCGTTCGGATAACAGCAAAAACGCGAAAAAGCCCTGCGTCAGACGACGCGGGGCTATGCTCGTTTTTACGCTCATATACTTTGCCTATCTCTCTTTCAGAATGACCCCGGCCATCTCCGCAAGCATCTCAATCTGGGACGGTGTCGGATCGGACTCAGAAAAAATTTTTTGAATTTTTTCGGCCTCCGTGCCTTCCACGAGGTCTGGCAGGATATAATTCGGTGAAACTCGTAATTCGCGGCATAAAGTGGCGAATACCGGCAGGCTCGGCAACTTCTTTCCGCCCTCAATCTGGCGCAGATACGTCGAATTGATGTTGCAAGCCTCTGCCAGCTTCTCAGCCGTCAGGCCTCGGTCTTTTCGGGCTTTGTTGATTCTCGTTCCAAATAGCTTCTTGTCCACTTTTTGCTCCTCCAATAATGTATGCCGTCGGTTCATACCACCTCTTCTCATAGCTTACAGCCCCGTTGACGCTCACGAAATCCACTGTTAGAATATAGGCCATGAGCCAGTAGACTATACCACATGAACGGAGGATATTTTCATGGGTCTTTCAGGGTCTAAACTCTACCGCCTTTCCGGTGGCACCGTCATCCCGGCCAGCGAGGCTCTATATCCCGCAGAGGCCGATCTTCAGCAGCTTATTGCAGAAAATCCGCAACTGCTGCTCAGCTCCCCCAATGAGGGCCAGCGCCTTTACCTGTTGCGTCGAGAACAGCCCGTGCGCGATGCTCCAGATGGGCCAGCCCTTTTCTCCATTGACCATCTCTTCATTGACCAAGACGGTCTTCCCGTGCTCGTCGAGGTGAAGCGGAGCACCGACACCAGAATCCGCCGCGAGGTCGTAGGCCAGATGCTCGACTACGCCTCCCGTATGCGGGCGTGGAGCGCCAGCGAACTTCGCGTGTCCACCGCCCTGCTGGACGTGCCAGACGATTTGTGGGCCGCCCTCGACAGCAACCTGAAAGCTGAGCGGATGCGGCTGATTTTCGCAGCTGACTCCATCCCTGACTCTCTGGCTTCCATGATAGACTTCCTCGACCGCAGCATGGACAGTATTGAAGTCTGCGGCGTCGAGATCAAGCGGTACGTTTCCGAGGACGGTGCCGAGCTGATCTCCTCCACGATGGTCGGCGGCGGCAATTCGCCCGTCAAGCAGGCGGCGCGATACTCTACCATCTGGGACGCCGACAGCATGGCCGAGCAACTCAGTCAGCGTGGGAGCGCAGCTATCGTTCCGGTTGTCACCGCTCTCGCATCGTTCGCCTCCAGTGCCGGACTGCAGATCAGTTATGGTCGCGGTACGAAGTTTGGCGTGTGCAGGGCGCTTCGGAACGGTCGCAAGGTATTTAGTGTGACCTCATGGGAAAAGGGCCATACGGGTCTCAGGACGGCCGTTGAGGTATCTTTACCGTCGTTGGTAGACCAGACCTGCGGCACATTCGAGGAAGATGCGCTACGTTCCATGCTCCTGACGTTCCCCGACGCTTCCCCAGCCGACGCCGAGCAATTCATCTTCGGCTCCAGCCAGTTCCAGTATATCGACCTGCGATTACTTGCAG